CCCCTGCGGAGGAGAATCAGAAATCGGCTGGGTTCTAACTTGTGGTTTATAAGTATTAACTCTAAATTTTTCATTCTGCGCTTGACTAAGTTTCTCTTGCGCTTCAATTAACTTATCTGGATCTCCAGCTTCATAAGCGTCTTTGTATTCTTGCTTTGCTTTTGCAAGCTCTGCTTCTACTCTTCCCTTTGCCTGCTCAACTAGAACTGTCTCACCATCATCAAGAGTTTTTCTTAATTTTTTATTTTCTTCTACAAGTCTTTGCGCATGAGCTATAGCTTCATCACTTGTTCTTTTGGCTTCTTCTTTCTGCCTTCTTTCTTCGTGATACTCATACTTTAGCTGCTTAATTCTTTTTTGTACGTCACCTTTATAGCTGTTAATTTCATCATCATCAGGTATATCTGGTTCAGTGTTTTCCGCTCTTTTTGGCCTATTTTTATCTTGTTCAGGTGTGTCGTCTACCACCTCAACTTCAACAGGGTCATTATTTAAAGATATAGGTTGCTCTTTTGTTTGCTCTATATTTTCGTCTATTTGAACTTCTTGTTCTAATTGTTCTGCTGTATTTTCCATTACGCCCTCGCATACTCTCTTGGATCATCAACGACAGCCTCAACTGTGTCATCATTAATTAACCTAAATTCCTCACCCCTAAGTTTAAACCTAGTACCAGAATACGATCTGAATATAACAAAATCGCCCTCTTTACAGTATGGCCCATCTGGAAACTTGTCTGCATCTTTGTAAGCAGCCTCTCCAACAGATATGACCAGCCCTATAATTGAAGCCGTTTGTTCCATTCCTTTTAGTGCATCTGGAATAATAACTCCTCCAGCAGTTTTTTCTTCTAACTTTGGAATAGCTATTAAAAGTTTATAACCTTTTGGTTCGGGTAGTTTGCGAGTAGTATCTTCATCTAACTCAATTTTTTCTGCAGAGTACATCTCTGGTCCTTTTGCAGTGATTTAGGTTCACAGTCACCTTGCAGGCTTCAACGCCTGATTGTTGTTATTTTAAATATACACAAGTATTGACTAGTTGGGAACCCCTAATCGTCAATAAATCTTTTTTCAGTTTCTTGCAACAATTCTCTAGCAATGGACAATCCTTCGATTTTCCCGACAAGTCTTTGATATTCCTCGAAATTACTAGGTCTGCCGGATGATAAATGGTCAGTGACAGCATCCATCTCCTCCTGTATTTTTTTTATTACTGGTGTGTATATTGTTTCGTTTCTACTCATCTTGTAGCTGCTTTGCTGCATCCATCACAAGTCTTGCCTCTTCTTTTTGATCTTTTGAAGCATCTGTTGCTAATTTAGCAGCAATTCTTACGCCCTCTCTTCTATCCTCTGATTGAAGTCTATCTTTTTGAGCTTCGTCATTCATCATAGCTTTTTGTGCTTCTAGCTCTAATTTAGCAATATCCATTTGTTTTTTGTGCATAAGCTCTTGTTCTTTTATTGCAAGCTCTCTTTGCTGTATTTGTGTTAATGGATCTTGTTGCTGTCTCTTAGCTTCTTCTTGTTGCATCTCTGCAGTGTTTTGTTGCAATAACTTCTCTGCTGCCTCTGCAGTTACCCTTGATAACTCTTCTTCTGTATCTTCTGGTAATGGCTTTTCTTCATTAGGCATAGCAACACCAAGATTCTTTTCTATTTCTTTTCTGTATTGAAATGCCACATGTTCTGTTATATGCGCTGATAATGCAGCTTGTATCGCTCCCGCAAAAGGAGATTGACCTACAATCTCTTTCAACTTTGGATCGTTTGCTGCCGCTAGATGAACTTTAATATGTGCCTCGTGATCTTGATACTTAAATGCTTTTACTGGCTCTTGTTTTAGTATTGCCATATTCTCTGTTACTGGATCTGATGGTTTAATATCATCTGGTAACTTTATGATTTCTTTGGCATCTTGTATTCCAAGAACCTCTAGCATCTGCCTATGTAGCTTACCCATATCGTATAATTGAGGTGCTTGTTGTGCTAATTGCAGAGCTGCTTGATATTGCATAACTCTTTGTGACATGGTGGCGGCATTGGGATCTGATACAGGTATTACATCAACTCTGTCATCAAAATCTTTTGTCCTGTCAAAATCTCCTTCCATCTCATACGCATATTCACTATCCATATAATCACGAATAACATTTGATAATAATCTTAGCTCGTTCTTTAATGCTGCGTGTAGTCTAGCCTGTACGCCAGACATGACCTTCATTGAACGCTCCATCAGAGCAAGAGTTGTTCCTACTGGTGCTTGGGCGTTAATGTCCCCAACCTGTATATCGGCTACCGATCCTATTCTTCTTCCTTCGTCAACGATGTTTCCGAGCAATTGGTACAATACCGATGACGGTTCTTTGTAAGGAATGAAAGTAATAGCATCACGGATGGCACCACCCGGGACATCAACGTCACGGAACTCACCCGGCATGAGAGGCGAATCATCACCTTTGATACGAAGACCCCTAGCTTTAAGACCAGCTGGCAAATTCGACAACGTACCGGCATCGATAAGTTGTCTGAGAATTGATGTTGCACTTTTTGCAAGTCCTCCGATGAGGTGTATAAGTCCTGTACCGTAAAAGCCCAACCCGGGGAGGTACCTATAGTGGACAAAGTATTGCCTCTTTTTTTTCTTTTTGTCGTCTTCATAATAATTTCTCCTGATAGATAATATTGTTCTGGAGGATTTATCTATCGTAATAACATACGGTCTAGCTATATCATCTTCTTCGTCAAATGGTTCTGGCATTTCCATCTCTACATGCATTTCAAGCAATGTGTGCCTGTCGTCATCTTCTATTGTTGCTGACTCTCCATCTAACTCATCATACTTTTCTTGTATGTCTGACATATCTGGCTCAGGATCAGGTAATTCTATATCTCTGTAAAATCCGTTATCTTGTAGTTTTGCAATGTCGTTTGATGATTTTTTCATAACATGGGTGTATCTCTCACATGTCATGAGATCAGATGCGCCATAAGAAACAACAAAGTCCTCTGCAGGCACAAACATAGCACATGGTCTTTCCATGATAGGATCATAATAAACTTTTTTAAATGCAGAACCTGCAAGTGGTAACTTAAAAAGCATCTGCTCTGTTTCGTCACGATACTCTGTCATCTGCTCTGTGAGTAAATAATTCATTTCATTTTCTACACGAGCAGCCTGTTCTGTTTTTTCAACTGACATCTTTCCAACTATTTTTGTTCTTACCGGTCCAGATGCAGGAAATATCTCACCCATTGCCTGTGCTTGAAATCTAACTATAGATTCTGTGAGTATAGGGTGAAAAACACCAGATGAACCTGCCCAAGGTTGCTGTCTTTCCTCTATCTTCATACCAAGAAGATCTAGCCCCTTCACATAACTCTTTGCCCATTCACTTCTTGATTGTCTATCAGAATTAAAACTAGATATTAATTCACTAGCCATAGACTGTAGATCTGCTTCTTCTATTTCTTCTGCAAGATTTGCATCGAATCCACCAGAAATAATATCTTCAACTTGTTCTCCTGTAAAATCTATTATCATTCCACCATCCTCAGTTTCAACTGAAACGGCTTCTGGATTTAAAACCTCAACAGTTACCTCTTCTTCTGTGGTCTCTGCTTTGGCTAAGTCCCTTGGTGTCATGATTTTTTCTACAGCCATTGGATTCTCCTATTTCATTCTTTCTAAGATTCTATCTATTTTTTCTTCTAGTCTATTTATCGCAACAGTGACATCATCACGCTTTGCGTAATCTTCTCTAGTTTTATTTAACAATATATCAATTCTTTTAACTTCTCTTGATTGTGTTCCCAAGAACCATCCTCCGCCTAAAACAATAATACCTATTAATCCATCTATGATGTGAGCTAACTCCATATTTTATTCCTATCAAGTTTAACATTGTTTGTTTTAGAATTATAAATATATTCCGACTTATGTTTACCTGATAGTTTAACGGCTCTATCTATAGCTCGCTCTTCTGCTGTCATTTCGTTTCTTAACTTACCTTTTTCGGTAAGTGTTTCTGTTCCGGGATATAGCATCCCACGCTTTTGCAAAATTTTTACAGCCATGTCTCTATTTCCAACTTGAGCTGATAATCTATCAATTAATTTATTTCTGCCCATGTACTCTTCAGTTTGAATGCCCATTAATAGTACTCCACTGGCCTTCTGTATTTTGGTTCATCATCCCAATCATCCATAGTGGTTCTTATCCAACCACCTTGTCTGAATCTTAACAGTGCCTGTGTAGTCGAGTCAACCAAGTCATCATGATCTCCTGATGGAAATGCTGCACATTCTTCTATAACTTCATCAGACCATCTTGCAGGTGGACACCAAATAACACCACTAGCAAATAAATCTGTAACACTGTTAACTCTTGCTATCTTATCCTGTCCACGGCTCGGTGTAAACTCCGTAACTGGTATTCCCATAGCTCTAAGTTCAAAAATAAGTGGTGAACCTGCAGCTTTAGCCTCCACAATCATTTGATCTGGCTCATATTCCCAGTATTTATCATATGCGGCTCTTTTTAATTCAGGAAACTCTAATTTTTCTTTAAATGCATCAATTAATATTAAGTTTGGTCTCTCATTGCCCTCATCATCTGGGTGGTAGAAGATGCCCCACGTAGTACAAGCGCTATAATCTGCTCTTTGCGTCTTTAAGAAGGCTGTGTCCCATGATTGAATTATGGCATCACAAGGTGGTAAATCCTTTTTCTCCCACTCCTGCCACCATTCACGCTTAATCAGAGCGCCTTCTTCTGATGTTGGGTCCTGTTGGTACTGTGCATTCCATTTTGCCACTGGTAATTCAGCTTTTAGGGCATCTAATTCGGACTGACCCCAAAATTCAGGCCATAATGGCTTGCCTGAAGGCATAATTGCAGGCAATTCTATGACTTCCCAGTCATTAGACCCCTCTCTTTCGATAGATTTGTTAATAATTTGCCCTGTTAGGTCTCTTTTTGACCATCTTGTCATCACAATTATGATTGCCCCACCCGGCTGGAGTCTCTGACGAGGTCCAGATGTGTACCAATCGTAAACTTTGTTGTAAACTTCGGGATTATACTCTCCCATAGTGGCGTCTTGCTCGGAGTGGGGGTCATCAATTATCAAAATATCAGCACCCTTACCCGTCACTGCACCTCCAACACCAATAGCAAAGTAGTCACCACGCTTATTTGTGTTCCATCTACCTGCAGCTTTACTATCTGTAGATAATTCTATGCCCGGAAATATATTTTGGAAGTCTTCATTTTGAATTAAGTTACGAACTTTTCTGCCAAATCCTACAGATAGTTCTGCAGTGTGTGCGGTCTGTATAACTTTTTTATCAGGATACATTCCAAGAAACCATGCTGGAAATAAATAACTTGCAAATTCTGACTTAGTATGACGGGGTGGCATATTGATAATCAATCTTTTTAATTCACCCCGGGCCACTCGCTCAAAAGCATCAGCCATAGTTTCATGATGCCTCCCATGTATAAAAGATGGCCACATGGCACGAACAAAAGGAAGAAACTCTTTTCTGGCTTTTTCTTTATCTCTGGTTTCAGAGATCTTTTCTACTAGATCAAGTATTTCTTTTTGCTTATCCAAAGGAAAGCTATCTAAGTTTTGATAGGCATCACCTAATAATTTTGCTAGATCACTCATTTTCATTCAATGTTGTTGCAGGTCGACTATCAACTATCTTTTGTGCCAAGTCAATCATCCACAAACATTCATCGGTATCAACTTCAGAAACAATATGCAAAGACTTGTTGCCGTCTTCATCATCAACCCAACCAATTTTAATCTCATTATACAACTCTGGCACTTCATACTCAGAGAGATAATCTGGTTGTTTAAGTTTTCTGTGTTTATCTAGTTCTATTACGTTTTTTGACAATCCGTTTTCCCTACTAGTTATAACAATACTAGTTATAACTAGTTATTTATACTAGTATAACTAAATATATATACTAGTTATAACTAGTAGACAAGCCCCTTTTTATTTTTTTTTAAAAAAATATGAAATTATATGAGTAAA